AAAAGAAAAAGTAATGGGCAAGGTCGGCCAATACTTTAGCGCTGAAGAGTTCGCTTGCAACTGCTGCGGAAAAACAAATCCCGCTCAGTCGCTCGTTACTGTCTTGGACAGCGTTCGTAAGGTCGTTGGCCCGCTAAGAATCAACTCATCGTACCGATGTGAACAACACAATAAAGCAGTCGGTGGTGCATCGAAGAGCTGGCACCTTCCACGAGATGGTATCTGCTACGCTGCTGATGTTACTTATGTCGATGCAACTAAGCGCCACGGTGCTTATATGCTTCGCTTATATATCGAACTTGAGAATGCAGCTCGTAGGCTAGGACCAGGTTTTGGCTTGGGGCTTTATGAGAATTTTGTTCACTTTGATACTCGCGGCTCTTCACCAGAGCGAGCGAAGGCAGCAAGATGGTTCAAATACAACTGGCCGCGTTAATATATGCTCGTTATTTTATTTGTGGTGAATACGTCTGCGCGATTGTATAGCGCCCCGCCCTAAGTGTTTTTTAAGTTTAATCTGTTTGAGGGATTCAACCGTACTTCACGCTGTTGCGGACGGGGCTCTCGCTTCTATCATTTTTCTAAGGGCAAGTCCAACCTGATATCCAACTGCTGGCGTCACAGCGTTACCTAGACATCTAACTCGGTCCACCCGATTGGGAACCCCTGTAACCACTCGACAAAATCCGGGTTCACGGTCCCACCTAGCACCTCCGGCAACTGCGGCGTGTGCCCAGTGTCCTTCCATCCCTTCCCGCTTCGGTAGTCGCGAGCGGTCGGCGTCGGAAACGTTTCGGTATGCGATGATAAAAACTCTAAACCTAATGTGTGGGGCACCGACCGCCGAACTCGATAAAGTGTCATATCTTGCATTGTACCCGATGCTGGCCAATCCCCCGAGAACGTTTCCGATTCCGTTGGAGTTAGTAATAAGCCCTGCTGGGTTTTCCACGATGATGTATTCGGGCAGTAGTTCGCCACAAATTCTAAGCATGTGCCACCAAAGGGACGAATGCGGGCCAGCCACACCAGCTTGTTTTCTGACGACTTGTCCGCTAACGCTTGTGTCGGTGCAGGGGAATCCTCCCGCGATGATAGAAACTCTTTCGAGATCAGCAGTTCCAACTGTTTGGGCATCTTCAAACCTCTTTGCTTTTGGCCAGTGTTTAGCCAGCACGCGGCGGGCGTATTCGTTTTTCTCAACTTGCCAAACTGTTTCACCCAGACCGGCAGCCTCAAGGCCAAGCTCAAGGCCACCAATCCCAGAAAATAAACTTCCGATTTTCACGGAGTGTATTCTCCGTCAGGACCAGGCATGTCGCAGAGCCCCCAAAGCTGGCACCCGCGCTCACTTTCATCAGCAGGAAGAAAAAGTTCAAGGCCGTATTGATAACCGCCCCGCTCTGTTTGTGCCCACTTGACAACTTTGTCTATTGGCCAACACTCGCCCGTCCCGCCGGTCTTGGCCTGAAAGAAAGCTGGCTTGCCAATGCCACGGCTCTCGAATGTCTCACCGTTTTCCGCTAACCGCTGCGCCGCTTTCTCTGCAACCTTTTCCTCTAGTGTCCTGATTTGGACAATTCTATCGGGGTCCGTTTTTGCGACTGCGAGAATCTCGCTTTTCTTTGACATAATACAAGGCCAGCAACCCACCCTCTCAGATGGATATTTGTCTTTGAGGTACAACGGACAAGGGCGCAAGTTGTTACGCTTGTGAATGTCGATTACGTCCTGAACTACCCACGTAATCAAAGGCCGCCAAGTGTCGCAAAGATTTTTTCCTAAGATAGAGCCAGGCTCCCATCGGTCCATTTTGCTGCGGGCCTTACTCTCGGCTGCCCGAATCCCGACCGCGTTAATCGGTAAAGGGTCGTTGCCAAGTTCTCGGATATAATCCCGAATAGGGAGCTTTTTTAATTGCTCAGTGCAGAACCTCGACATGCGCGAGGGCATTGCCCCCTTGGAAACCACAAGGTCTGGCATTCCTCCAGGATATTTTTTACTAACGACTCTGTGAAAGCGCTCGCCAAGCAACGGCTTAACGGTGTCCTCTATGTACTGATACAGAACAGGATGCTCCCATCCCGTATCCGCCCAAACATAATGGACATCATTGCTCTCCTCGAACCCGTTTTCTTTTAGCCACAGGGCCATGGCAATCGAATCCTTGCCCCCGCTAACAGAGCAAACAATCGGCCTACCTGAATCTCGGATTTCTTGGATGTTCATCCCAGACTCCTGCCCGATTTAGTTCTGACGCAATGCGTCTATTAAGAATGCGCTCCTTAGAGCTGGCGCAATAAAAACACCAGCCCAAGGAGCTAATCACCACTGTCAAAAATATACCTAAAAGCATAATCCCCTCCTGCTTCTAAGTTTACCTTAACCCCGCTAGGCGCGGCTAAAGATTCCCCAAGTCTTTCCAGTCTTTTCGGCAATAGGCTTAAGCTTTTCTTCGGCGGTGCTTAAGATTCTGAATCCCTCACGCAGTTGATCGATCGCTTGCGTGTAGATAATCATCAGCTCCCCATCTAGCTCGTTACCCTCGACTCGCTCGTTCGAGTAAAACTCACCAGCTTGATCAGCGGCGGCCTTAACAACAGTATTAAGGGTCTTCATGATGTGCTGAGTTTGCTCTAAATCCGCTTTTCTTCTCTTGCTCATTTGTTCGCCTCCAACAACATACGTAGCGCGTCACGATCAACGTCACTAATGTCAGCGTGCGCGTCAAGCCGCTTCTGCTCATTGGTTTTTTCGTAGTGCTTCCCTTGATAGTGGGACACTCCAGGCACCCGAGCAAGAAGTTCGGGGTTGCTCATGAAAATAGAATAAACAAAAGTTGCAACTGAAAGCCCCACAGCAAAGATTAAGCTATAGCTGGGTCCGACTTCTTCAACATCATCAATCTTACAGTCTCTCATTGGGTTAGCTCCTTCCAATTGCTTACCAGTTGTTTCCGCCGCCAGAATTGCCCTGCTGCCCGTCGTCTTCTGGGGCCAAACTCAGAATATAATCTGGGTGCGCGTCGCTTTCTTTTCTATCGTTCTCTTGCATCACGATTCTGCGACCGCCAAGCATTACGCCAAGCACGCCTTCAAGCTGGCCCGTTAGAACGCCCTGCTTCTTACCCTTCCAGAGTGCTGCAAGTTTTTCCCAACGTTGTTTTTGTTCTGCCATGTTTTTTCTCCACGGTTAAGGTTATGCGGTTGACACTAGCATCAACATGATGGTAGCGTCAAGTTATCCGCTAACCCATAGGAGAAAAAAATGGAAGTTGTTAAGACAGATGAACAAGCGGCATGGCTAGAATATTGGTCACGCCGGAATTGTATTGGCTCTAGTGATATTAAAAGTATTGTAGGCACATGCTCCCAGCGTGGCCCGCACGACGTTCACATCGCAAAAACAGATGAGAACTATGTAGACAAGGTAACGCCCAACATGGTGGTCGGGCTTGTCATGGAGCCCGCACTTGGCGAATTGACAAGACTCAAGCTTGCCGAGCACGGTATCAACGTGGTGCTTAAGCCGGGTAAAACTTACCATAAAGAGATTGACGGTGTAAGGCTTCGGGACACCCCTGACTTTATTGCAGTGGAAAACCGCAGGAAGCGCAAGCCGTTGTATGTTGTTGAGACAAAAACAGCATACAGTGCCGACAGGGACCACTACGGCGAGGAATGGTCTGATGATGTCAATGAGGGCTACCGCGATCAGTGCATTTGGCACTGCGGCATGACAGGGGCACCGCACTGTGTTTTGGCGGTGCAATTTTGGGCTGGGGATTTTCCAGAGATTTACATTGTGCAAGCAGATGAGGAACGTTTTAACTTCTTGGTGAAATCCGCAATTGAGTTCTGGAAGAGATTCGTAGATGGCGACGAAACCCCGCCAATCGACAAAACTGCCGCGTGTCGCAGAAATCTCTCTAGGCTTGAGGAAACCCGTCATCAATTGAAGGAATGCACCGACGAGCAAGTTGTACTGTTTAAGGAGCTTCGTGACCTTAAGCTGAAGATTGACACAATGAGCACGCGCAAAAACGAGATTGAGAATCAACTCATTCAAGAGGTTGGCGAATACAAGGGCATTGATTTCGAGGGCGGTGCTAAGTTTACCTATGCCGCAAACAAGCGCGGCAAGCGCACGATGCGCTCTAACTTTAAAGGCTTGGAGGATTAAAATGAGCGAGATGTTACCGGTAGAATTGGCGATGATGATGAACGACGTGGCTTCACTGAATCCGCAAGAACGTCTTCATTTGGTGAAGCGGCTTTGCGAGTCGCTGGGACTTAACCCATTAACAAATCCCTTTCAGTACATTCGGCTGAATGGGCGGCTAACCCTGTACGCCACCAAGGGCTGTACTGACCAACTCAGGCGTGTTCATGGTGTTTCTATTGAGGTGCTGGAAAACGTGGTAAAGGATGGGCGCATTCGCACGCACGTCCGAGCCACAGTCCCAGACGAACGGCAACCTTCAGGGCTTCGGTCGGATGAGGACTTTGCCTCTGTAAGCTTAGGCAAAGGTAGCGACGCTCTGAACAATGAAATGAAGGCAATCACAAAGGCGAAAAGACGAGTGACACTGTCTATCGTGGGCCTTGGGCTGCTTGATGAGTCGGAGCTTGAAACCATTCCAAGAGAGCGCATACAGCAGGTCGAAGCCCCGGCAGAGGTCAAAGCTGTTTTGATGCCGCCCAAGAAAGAGGAAAAGCCCAAGGCCAAGCCTAAGAAAAAGAAGGCCCGCACGCCTGCGGCAAACAAGAAAAGTTTTGTAGGCGCGGCAAAGGCTTTTGCAAAGTATGATTTAACTGAAGAGCGGCTTCTTGCTTTCCTCGGCATCGAGGCCCCTGTGCAATTTGATGAGTCACTGGAAGAAAAGCTGCGTGAGGCTTATCCGGTGGTTGCACGCGGACAATACCCCAAGGGCTTGGAGCCTGTGATGGTTACTTGCACCACTGACGTTCCGCCGCCCCCCGGTGCGGATATGGCAGGGGTAGAGTAATGCTTGGATGGGCACTCTGGTTTGCTAACAACGGTTGGCCGATATTCCCTGCGCATGGGATTGTTGACGGCGTCTGTACGTGCCGCCGTGGGCCGGAGTGTTCATCTCCCGGCAAACATCCAGACACTCGTCGAGGGTGGAAGGATGCAAGCTTGGACCCAGAACAAATTAAGGCGTGGTGCGCACGCAATGCGCACCTTAACCTTGCTCTTGCCTGTGGGAACATCACAGTGCTCGACATAGACGGCGAGAAAGGCCGTCAGAGCCTCGAAAGCCTTTTGGATAGAGATAAGGCTGCATATCTTAGAACGACGCCCAGGGCCCGTACAGGAGGCGGTGGGTGGCATCTGTTTTTTCAAGGCGTTGACGTGAAAAACTTGGTAGGCATGAAACCAGGTCTTGATATCAGAAGCCGGGGCGGGCATGTCATTCTCCCGCCGTCGATGCATATATCTGGCAAGCGATACGCCTTTGACCGTTGCCCCACAAAGTTTAAATTGCAGAAGTTTCCGAAGTGGTTGCTCAAGATTGCCAAGGACGACAAGCCACGCATTCAGACAGTCGGGGCTTCAAGTGCCGAGCCGGTAGACATCAACAATATCCCGGTCATTCCAGAATACCGCAACAACACGCTAACATCTCTATGCGGTAAGCTCTTCAAGCGAGGGCACACAGTCGAAGAAGTTTCGGCCATCTTATTGGCCATTAACAACAACAAATGCCAGCCGCCTCTCGGCACGGCAGAAGTGGAGCGGATTGTTTGGTCTGTTTCGCGGTATCATTAAGGAGCTAACTCATGGCAAAAGAACCACCCTTAGACCCGCCAGATTATGATGAGCCAGAGCCAACAGATGACGAGTGGCTTGAATGGCGACTCGGCGACCTAGACTATTTGGTTGAAGATGACAACGTTATCGAGGCCATTGATACCGTTTTGCGAACGGTCGGCGAGGCAATCAAGAACGGCAAAGACAATGAAAAGGATTTTGCCAAGGACATTGGGCTGTCTGTCATTGACGTGGTTGGGCAGTATGTCAGAGACGGAAATCTCAGTGACTTCATTGAACACGTGCGGCAGAAGGCCGCCGATGATTTCGTTGAGCCAGACCCGCCAGATGATGACGACTACCCGCAGCATTATGACGGCACCGGGAGGTACTAACGAAAAAGGGGCCAAGGTTTTAACGCCTTGGCCCCTTCGAGCTAACCCAACCGCGCCAAGAGCGGCGCTGAAGGACATAAACATTTTACCACTCGATTGATGGGGATGTCAATGTCTGATGAGCATCGTGACAGGATTATGAAAGCAATAGGTAGGTTTTATGCAAAAAACGAAAGAAACAAAGACAGCTTGCAGGAAGCCTGGAAGAGTTCAGGTCCAAAAAAGAAACGACGAGCAAAGTCCGACATCCCAACAGAGCGAGAAGAACAGGTCAAGCTTGCCAAATACCTCGACAGTCTTGGAGTGCTCTGGTGCCACGTCCCAAACGAGGGACACGGTGGTTACGGAAAAGGCGCACAAATTAAAGGAGCCAGACTTAGAGCAGAGGGTCTTAAGTCGGGCGTTCCCGACGTGCTCATCTTCAATCAGTGTTCGATCGTCTCGGACAAAGAAGAACTACACCGTGCGGGTTGTGCGATTGAACTCAAGCGCAAAAAAGGTGGGCGGGTAAGTGAAGCTCAAAAGGAATGGCTAGAGGGCCTGCGCCGAGCGGGGTGGATTGCAGAAGTTTGTAATGGTTTCGAAGAAGCGCAAAAATTAATTAAGGAGTTAGGTTATGAAGGAGAATCCGAACAAGGGTGTGAAGCTTCTGCGGAAGTTCATGAAACGAAAAAAGAAAAATCAAAATGAGATCAGCTATCTGGTGAACATATCGCCAGAGCATGCGTCTCGTTTGATGGCGGGAAAGTTTAAGCCGAGCTTAGAGCTTGCGGTTCTTTTCGAGACGCATTGCGGGATTCCGCCAAGGGCTTGGCTAGAACGGGGTTGAATTGGTGTTGTCCCAATCGGCACGCACTTTTGTTTGCAAATTGTAAGCCGTGCCGCCCTTTGTTTTCCTTGGCTTGTACCCGTGCAGTCGTAACTTTTTCGCCAGTCCTTTGTTGCTTCCCGCCTTTCTGCCTGTCGCAATACAAAACTCTTTAAAGTCGTCATACAGGTCAGCCAACGGGCTCTCGCCTTTGGTGCAGCACGACAAGATAAAGTCTTTCACGGGGTCACTGTCTTGGTGCCACTGCTCGATAAGGTTGAGGTGCGATGCAGGCAGCGTATACTCACCGCGCCGTAACAACTTCGATGCACCTTCAAGTGCCCAGTAAACGATAGCAGGGCGCTCTTTATCGATATCGTCCATGATGTCGGTTTGGCTTCTGCGCTCAAGTGCATAGTCATTCGTAAAGCTTCGATTGAACGACAGGACAAGAAAGCGCCGGAAGAATCCCGAGCTTGTGTCAGGAATACTTGGCAGGTTGTTGGCAGAGAACAGGTGTGAAGCTCTTGGGGTAAATGTAAAAGGCGGTTGATAGATAATACGCCCCGAGATTCTATCCCCAGCAATGACCGACTTAAACATATCAGAAGCTTCAAGCGCCTTGTACTCGGGCAGTTCTGCAACCACGTTCAGGCGGCTATCGCGGAGTGTCGCGATCGTATAGTCGCTATCCCATTGCTTAGGGCTTGCGCTGGTTACCTGCTCATCTGGAAAAAGAGATTCGACGGCTCGGCACAGCACCGATTTCCCGTTCCCACCTGACCCTAAAAAGAG